CACCGCATTGAACAGTTTTACAACAACGACATAAGATCAGTTCTTGGGGATAGGGAGATCGCTGACATCATTCGTGGTGATATTGCATCATTACTATTTGATATATCAGATCGTTCCCCCTATACATCTAATAAGTGCCTCTCTATCCTCAAGGCTATGTTTAATTTGGCTATTACGCTCAGTTACATGGAGCATAACCCAGCCAGTAATATACCTAAGAATAGAGAAGTAAAGCGTAAACGCTACTTATCTAACAAAGAACTCATTGCTATCTACGATGAGCTAGATTCCCTAAGCACGCGCAAGCGCTATCTCAAAGGCTGTTTATTCATAAAACTTCTCCTTTTGACAGGCGCAAGAGTGGGGGAGATACGAAAGGCTAAGTGGTCTGACATAGAGAGAGATATGTTGGTTATCAAAGACCACAAAACCGATAAACTCGGAGAGGATCGTATAATCCACATTACGCCAGCAGTCCGTAAAGTGCTTGCGCAGTGCGAGGGGGGCGGAGAATATATCATTGGTATTAATACGCCCCGGGCGGTTTGGGAAATTGTCCGTGAGCGCGTGGGGTGCGCGGATGCGAGACTACATGATATTAGACATAGCTATGCATCATGGTCTTTGCAGAAAGTTAATTTATCAGATGTTGGTAATTTATTGGGACACAGAGATGTGGCTACCACCCAACGCTATGCTCACATTCACCAAGACAAGGCTATTGCAAATGCGAATGTGGTCGGCAATCACATAGAAAGCATTATAAATTCTGGTAGAACTTTATAAGTTATCTATATCAATAAAAACATTATCCTTTTGAGTTGCATGAATACCTAGTTTAAGTAGGTATTCAGCAACGCTATGAGGATCTTTATTATGGTTTTTACAGAAACTTAAAAAGTCTTTAACCAAATTCCTATCCATGTAGACAGGCTTTCTCCCATTCCTCTCTGAAAGAATAGGATCGTTAAAGTCAGCAAGATTCATATCCATACTCCTAGACCTTAGTTTCTATGGTATATGGCCCTATATCGTTGCCCTCGCCATCTCTACCAAAGACCATTTGCAACTCCAGGTCTATGTAGTGCTTTGCTTTCAGAAGATCATTAACACGATCCTCCACCTGGTCTGTCTTTCTTCTGGTTATGTATTTAACTACATTACCTAAATTCCAAGACAGATTGTTCGCATAAACATATTCGGTTGGTGATATTTTTAATGTCTTGTAATGGTTTCCACCAACCTGTTTATTACTGGCTAAACTTTTAATAGCTTTATCCCAGTCGCTTTCTTTTAAGTTATCTAAACTCATCTCTAACTCCTTTTTTAAATTTACCTATTGCTTATGATAGTGAAAGCGTGTAAATTTGTCCATAAGTAATAACAAGTAGGGAGATACTATGAATGATACTACTGACAAAAAATTTCTAACTACTGAAGAATTAGCTGAACGCTGGGGGAGAAGTAAGCGAACTTTAGATAACTGGAGAGGTAAAAATGTCGGCCCACAACCATATAAAATTGTTGGTCGTATTCTTTACAGCCTAGAAGAAATAGAAAACTATGAAAAGGGATCAAAGGTAACATTCGATGGCTCACGCGATCTGTAGTCCTTCAAGTTCTGAAAGATTGTTTAAGTGCGCTGCATCAGCTTTGCTTAATTACCATGCTGAATATACTGTTGGCTTGCCAGCAGCGACTGGTACTTTGATTCACTCTATAACCGAAATGCATTTAAAGGATCGTATTAACAATATGTCCTTAGAGGAATATTGGTTAGATAGAACTGAGCTGATTGAAACTTTTGAAATTACAGTAGACCAGGACATGATTGATTGTGCCAAAGTTTATGTTGATTACATCAATAAAAGAAAAGAAGAACTGGATGCAACACTTTTAATTGAGGAAAGATTTACCATTGATGAAATATCAGATAAATGTCATGGAACAGCAGATGCTGTATTAATAGGAAAAGACAGAATACAAGTAGTTGATTTAAAAACAGGTACTTGGCCTGTTGATCCAACAAGAAATAAACAGCTTATGATTTATGGTTTAGGTGTGTTAACCAAGTATGGTGATGAAAACACCATTATGGAACTATCCATTTGCCAACCAAGAGTAAGCAAAAGAACACCAGTAAAAACATTTGAGATCACAGCACCCAACTTAGTTAGTTGGGGCTTCAACGATTTGAAACCAGCCATTGAGGCTTGTTTTGAAGAAAACCCACAATATGTCTACGGAGACCATTGCAGATTCTGTAGTGCCAAAGACGATTGTGAAACCTATAACAAACGCCACAAGGAGTAATTATGGCTAAGAAAGAAAGCAAAGAAGAATTGACTTTCACCTTTGAAGAAGGTGGCAAAGATTATAAAGTCGATGATCTAAATGATGAAAATAAACTGCTTTATAACAAAGTGGTTTTGTGCAATAACCAAAGAAGAGATTTGTTAAATCAAATTGCAAACCTTAACTTTGAGGTTGAGAAACTAGAATTGTTATCACAACACTATAGCAATCTATTAAAAGATGCTGTCGAGGGTGGTGATAAAGAAATAGAGGTGGTGCAATGAGTTTAGCTGATATACAAAGCAAGGCTAAATTAAAGCCACCCAAGCTAGTTATTTATGGCCCTGGTGGTATTGGTAAAACATCTTTTATAGCCACAATGGATAAAGCAATCATTGTGCAAACAGAAGATGGTATTGGAAAGATTGAATGTGATCACTTCCCAGTAGCAAAAACTTATGATGAATTTTTAGGCAGATTAAATTCACTGCTTGAAGAAGATCATAAATATAAGGTTGTTGCTATTGATAGTTTGGATTGGTTAGAAAATCTTATCCACGATCATGTATGCGAACAGAATGGTTGGAATGAAATCGGTGCGCCAGCATTTGGTAAAGGATTTGCAGCAGCATTAGAAGTCTGGAAAGAATATGTAAAACTTCTTGATGATCTTAGAGATCAAAGAAACTTAACTGTCGTTCAGATTGCACATAACACTGTTAAGCGTTATGAAGATCCAGCTAATGAGCCGCATGACCGCCACCAAATTAAGCTGAACAATAAGGCCGCCGACTTGATCATTGAACACAGTGATGCCGTCTTTTTCTGCAATTACAAACTTGGTACTGTTCAAGTCAAAGGCAAGGGTGGCGGTATGACTACTAAAACCATTGCTGGTGATAGAAAGATTTTCACTCAGGAAGCACCCGGTTATCAGGCTAAAAACCGATACGGACTTCCTGCTGAAATGCCTTTCGATTGGAAAACAATCAGAGAGGAAATGTTGAAGTGAGTCGTTTACCTGAAAATGAAAGATTGTTTAATACATTGACTGAGTGTTCTGAAAAAATAAAAACAGAACTTAAACTTATTGATGAGGAAAACAATAACTTACCCATTGATGGTTTTAAATGGCTTGCATTTATTAACGCTGATATCCAAGATCTTATGAGTCATATTGAAAAATTTGATTCATACGACTTGGGTTGAAGCATAGTAAGGGAAAAAATATGACTGATATATCAGACTTTTTCGGAGAAATGAATCCATCGGAAGGTGGATCTAACAATAGCAACGAAGTTGTTAAGCCAGGGCGTTATGATCTGAAGTTCATAGGTACTGTCGGAGACGGCACACCTATAGCCGGGCAAAACGGATGGCTTGGTTTACAGCTTATGTTTCAAATTCAAGGTAGTCAGGGCTATGCATCGCATACTGTTACTTTGAAGCACGATGATCCCAAGAAAATAGATTGGGGTAAACAAGATATGCTAAAGATGTCTATGGCTATGGGCATTGAGGGTAATTGGACTAACACCGATGAACTCAAAGGCAAAGTCGCATCTTGCATGGTCGTTGTTGATGGTGACAGAAACAAAGTTGACTCAAAGTTTGGCTCACACTGGCAACCTGCCAAAGGTGCAGCCGAAGAAAAACCTACGCCGAAGGTGGAGAATAAACCGACTGACAATGGCTCAGACGAAATACCATTTTGATGTTAGGAAAATGCGCCCAGCATTATGTGGCTACTGTCGCATACCTGCTGGGCCATATTTAAAAATTACAGAAGAACAAATATACGGAGCATGTAGTTTGGAACACTTACAGAAAATGCGCGAGGAAAAACCATTAAAGAGAATCGCAGTCACTTGTACCGAGGGACTGGATTACACAATCAATCAAACTAAAAAAACCTATGTAGATATAGCTAAAAGAACTGGTAGCTATGTTATGCATGAGTGGGATAGAAAAGATCGTGAACTACTTTTTGGAGCAATCGTAGACAATTATCTTACCTGGGCTAATGAGCAAGCTCGCACAGGTAAAATGGAGAAGGTAATACAGGATGGATCTAACTAAATATTACGGAGAGGAAGGCATAGTAGTAAACAAAGACTATGCATTTAAAAAGGGAAAGGATCTTAACGATCTAATAGCGGAGATGAGCAACCATGGTCTCATGGTTAGCGACCTAGACTTATCGGGCCAATTAACAAGAGTCCGAGTGGGCGAGGGCGCAGGGGGAAAAGCAGATAAAAGTAATCAGCGTTCTGGTTGGTATTGTGTCAACGAGTTATCTGGTAATTATTTCGCAGTCTTTGGCAACTGGCGCACTGGCTCGGAGCATAAGTGGTCATCTATTAGCCCCAACACTTTGAGCGAGAGCGAGGGGGCGAGACTAAAACAACAAATGGCGGAGGCTCAAAAGCGGAGAGACGAAGCTCAAAAACAACGGAACGAGGAAGTGGCTAACGAGGTAAAACTCACATTTGGCTCTCTTAGTAATACAACGGAACATGAATATCTCACAAATAAAAAAGTTAAAAGTTATGGGTTGAAAATTGACCAAAATGGCTGTTTGGTAATTCCTGTGTATTCTAGCACTGGGGAACTTAGATCTCTACAGCTAATAGACAAAAGTGGGCAAAAAAGATTCAAAGCTGGCTCTGAAATCAAAGGTAATATCTTTTTAATTGGTGCAGACTTTCATTCATTAAGAAATATCCAACAAATGTGTATATGCGAGGGCTACGCTACCGCAGCTACTATTTGGGAGGCTACTGGAATACCAGTTGCATGTGTCTTTTCTGCTAACTTTGGTCAGGATGCAATTAATAATCTAAGAAAAGAAACAGACGCTAAGTTTTATTTATGCTTTGACAGGGATTCTAACGGCGTAGGAGAGCGTAAAGCGCAAGATATATGCTCCACTACCTATAATTGTTTCATGCGCATACCGAGCCTCTACGGCGATTATAACGATATTTATATTGATCATGGGCTAGAAAAGGTCAAATTGGAGATACTTCAACAAGGTATTGGCCTATCTCAATACGCTATTAGGCATCTAGTAAACGATCCACCGCCCCGGGAGTGGCTTGTGGATAACTTCTTAGAACGCCGCAAACCAGTAATCTTAAGCAGTGTGGGTGGGGTGGGAAAATCAATGCTTACCTTAGATTTAGCCCTAAAGGTTGCCAATGGCGGTGGTAATTGGTTTGGTCATCCAGTCAGAAGGCAAGGTAATGTAGTTGTTATCAGCGCTGAGGATGACCAACTTGAATTAGCCAGGCGTTTAAAAGCATTAGATCCTGACGGAAAAAGGTATGACACAAAGTATGACATCTTTGCCTATACCATACCTGATGCACCTAAACCACTAACATTAATTAAAGAAGATTCTTCCGGGCTAAACATTACCCAACAGGCTAATGAACTCATGGAAGAATTAGAAACTATAAAAGATTTAGAGCTTGTGATCATCGATCCAATACAAGCTGTCACCAGCGCTTCGACTAGCTCCAATGAAAGCGCTCAATTATATTGCCAATTGGCTGCCTCCATATCCTCGCGGATGGAATGTGTGTGTATCTCCATTCACCACATGTCGAAGGTCGCATTGGCAAATGGTGATGATCCTCTACTAGCCAGAGCGGCAGTTAGGGGGGCAAGCAGCTTTATCGATGGTCACAGGCTCGCCATCGCCTTATGGTTAGGC